TCGCGCTCAACAATATCACGGGCGCCATACATGCGATACAGCAGGGCATCTGCGACAGCACATATGCGCTCAACAACGCCATTACGGGCGGCTTCCACGGCGTGAGCGACGGCTTTAACCAGCTCAGCCGCCAGCTCAGCGAGTGCTGCTGTGACAACCGTGCCGCAATCGCACAGGTACGGTACGACATGGCGACTCAGGCGTGCGACACCCGCAACCTGATCCAGACTAGCACCCGCGATATAGTGGAGGCGCAGAACGCAGGCACTCGTGCGATACTGGAGCATCTGACTCAGGACAAGATCGCGACCCTCCAGGCGGAGAATCAGACCCTTAAATTTGCCGCGTCTCAGGCGCAGCAGAACGCATTTATCACCGCCAATCAGGAGGCGCAGACCGCCGAGCTTATCAGGCGGCTCAGGACTCCCGAGGCCGTACCTGCCTATGTTGTGCCTAACCCCAATTGCTGCTACGGCAACCCCGTAGGCATTGGATATGCGGGCAACTATAGCGGCGGTTGTGGCTGCGGCTGCTGACGGTTGGACGTTCGGGCGGTGGGGCAACCTGCCGCCCTGAGAAAGGAGAGAACACAATGAGTTGTAAACTGTGCAAACGCCTGGTTATATCGCAGGCCGTGACGTTCGCGGACGGCGCGCTGCAGATAAATCTGCCCGCCGGGGCGTACAATAACGGTGAGCGCTACTGCATCGTAGTAGCACAGGCAATCCCCGACACTACCACCATAACCGCGCCTGTTGTCGTCACGATCGGCGCAGGTACTGAACAGTACCCGCTGACCAACCGCTGCTGTGCTCAGCTGACCGCCTGCGCGATACGCACCCGTACCCGCTACGCGACTGTTGTCAGCACAAGCGCTACGGGCGGAACATTCAAGCTGCTGGGCGGCGCGAGCTGCGCACCCAACAACAACCTTACAGCCATTGACGGCACAGCACCAGCAACGGGAGGTGATGGCGCATGAGGATGAGCCCGGCAACTAAAATGATGGTAATGTCTGATAGGTACAGCCGCGCCGGAAGTGGTGGCGATAATACCGACCGCAGCGGCGGCAGAGCAACTCCGCGCACCAATACGGCGCAGGGACACACCTATAGCCGCACACAGGATATGGCGCGTGACGATACCCGCTACGGACGTGACCGCAATGCAAGCCGCAGCTATGGCTACGACCCGGATGTAGAGGTCAACCAGCGCGGCGCATACGGACGCGAGACAGACGACGAGGACGACTGGCACGGCGGTAGCCGGGGTAAACCTCAGCGGATGTACGCAGCCGGGATGGCGTGGACGGATGGCGGCGGTGAAAAACAGCGCGGCAAAAAGCGTCACGACCATGAGGATGAGCCGTCCGAGGTGGATGAGCATAAGGCGCGCAAATGGGTAAAATCCATGCATAATGCGGACGGCACACCCGCTCCACATTTTGACGAGGACAAGGCCGAGACGCTGCGAAAAGCGCACTGCCCGGACTGCGACCAGTGGGAATGGTACGTCGCCCTCAACATGATGTACGCTGCTTATGTCGAGGTCGCAAAAAAAATGCAGCTAAACAAGGATGAGTTTTACCTCCACATGGCTAAGGCATTTTTGATGGATGAGGATGCCGGGGAGGGCAAGCTCGCCAAATATATGGAGGTCATTCCAAAGGGCTAAAAAGAGCCGGGGAGATATGCTCCCCGGCTTGAATTATTTGTGTCTGCACCCGCGTTTGCTCCGCCCGGCCTTGAGCGCTGCATACCAATCGTCAAACGTGCCGTCCTCAATACGGCGCTGCCCCTCGGCACGCAACGCAACAGCGTCGTCTAGTTTTATGCGGTATCCCAATATTTTTGAACCAACGCATACTTGATGAGTATTGCAGGACGCGATATAGTGTATCCCGACATGCCCCGTATTTGAAATCCGTTTTTTGAGTTGAATGTGCAGCACCGTGCTGCCGTCCACAAATGAGCGTTTGACCATGCTGTATTCCTCCGTATTTTTGCAAGGTCACAGTCGTTATCTTACTAACTGCTGCTGGCTTGCAAAATAGTCTAAAAAATTAAAACCGCCAATTGATGGTGATTTGGTCGCCGTCGATGGTGATGTAGTCTATCAGCGAGGTGATAGCCGTGTGTATCGCTGCCGGGTCGCCCGACTCAACAGTGCGCTCAAACGTCTCGGCTAGTTGGATTATCTTATCAGTCGGGATGATTTGAGCGGCGTTTTGTAGCTCGGCAAGCTCCCGCTCAAGACCGCGCTTTTCGGCGGTCAGCGGCTCAAGCCGTCCGGCAATCAGGTCGTGCGGAATGCTGCCGATCGTGTACAAGTCCATCAGCTTATTGATCTGCCCGGTGAGCGTGTCTATGCGCTGCTGTATTGCTCGGCGCTTATCTGTCGGGTCTGCCGATTTCCGCAGCCGCTCGATGTAGGTCGGGTCGTTTCGCAGCGCGCGTATCTCGCTGTATACTGCTGCCTCCAGCTCTGCCGCCTGATAGTGGTCGTTTTTACAGCTGGGGTCGCGGATGAGTTTTTTGTCGGCTTTTGTGCGGCTGTAACAGCCGTAGTAGCTGTAGCGGTAATGATTTTTGCTGCCGTCCGCTGTTTTGCGCGTCAAGCATGCGAGCCGGTAATGGTATTTAGCGCCGCAGCGTCCGCACCAGAGCAGACCGCCGAGGGGCGATGTATATTTAACGCCCGGCTTGTATCGCTCGTTAGCGCGTGACCGCTCATAGAGCATCTGCTGTACGGCGTTAAACGTGTCGGTGTCAACCAACGGCTCATGGAGCCCTTGATACCATTCGCCGCCGAATTTGACCTCGCCGATGTATGCCCTGTTGCCAAGTTGTCGCCTGAGTGTGGTTATCGCCGCGCCGTCCGGTTTTTTGTCGTACACATGGGCGTAAACCTCCAAAAGAGGCCGTCCCTGTGCCGCCATCTCAAACGCCTCGCACATGCGTATTGCCTCGATGCCGTCGGCTACAAGCGTGCCGCTTTCCTTGCGGTAGCCCTGAGGAGCGTTGCCGTGCCAGTATCCGGCTTTTGTCCTGCCCACCATGCCGTCGTGGGTGCGCTCTTTGATGCGCTCACGCTCCAGCTCGGCAAAAACACCCATGATACCCAGCGCGGCGCGTCCGAATGAGCTGCCGGTGTCAAATGATTCAACGCGGCTGACCAGCGACACATTATGCGGCTCAAAAATCCGCTTGACCACATACAGAGTATCCACAAGCGACCTGCTGAGACGGTCGAGTTTGTCTACCAGCACTATGTCTGTGTCGCTTATCACGGACAGCATTTCCTGCAATGCCGGACGCTCAAGAGTCGCGCCGGAGTGTCCCGGGTCAACAAATACCTGCGCTACCAGCCAGCCCATTGCATCCGCGTACTTATTGAGTCTGTCGAGCTGCTCCGGGATGCTGTAGCCCTCATCCGCCTGCGCCTTTGTCGAGACGCGGGCGTAAATGTAACATCGCTTTTTGATATCAATCACCTCAATTCAAGCCCCGTCACTATGTGGCGGGGCATTGCTATTTGGTCATGTGCTCGTAATGGAGCTGTATCAAGCCCTTGGTGGGGTTGGCTATCTCCCACGCGATATAGGCAAAAACAGCGAGTGTCAGCACGACCACGACTATCAGCGTCGCGCGGTGGCGGCGCAGCTCTGCACGGTGTCGCAGAGCATCCGCGTTAAGCTCGATCACGCGCTCACGGAGTGCGTCGCAGCGTTCCTCCGCGTGCGCTTGCGCCTTTTCAGCGGCGAGTACCATTTTGCGGAGGCGCGACAGCTCCGCGTCGTCCTCGGCCTTTTGCCGTGTCAGGTTGTCGATGCGTTGATGTAGACCGTCAACAAGCGTTGCATCCCAGACCGCGCCCTCATGTCGGATGTCTCGCGGCGGTGCAAGCCCCACAAGGCGGTCTATGCTGCCGCCGAATAACGCGACTATTGAGTATAGGATATCTACCCGGGGCTTACGGTTGCGCCCCTTGCGGATAGACTTAAACGTTGTCTCGGAGACCTCGCATAGCTCCGCGAGACGGGCTTCTGATGCGCCCTTCAGGCGCGGGTTATTCTGCCGCCCGAACTCTATCAGGCGGTTGAGCGCGTCCACATCCAGATTATATGTGGAGCTGCTGCGCTCCTCTACTACCTCTAATTGCTGCAAGTTTGACAGCGGGGCGTCGTTAATTCGGGCGTCCATGTCGTTATCCCCCATCATTATTATTTTGACTATAAGGGGCTCTATTCTGCCCCCATTAAACCGGCTTTTGCCGGGAAATCAGTCGGATTTTTGCCGTTGCGGGGCGTAATTATAACGTGTCGTCGGTCGTTTTTATGGCTGATTCGGCGGAATTACGCCCCGTTCGGCGGAATTATGCCGTGGACAGCGGCGGTCGGGGATGCTATCATGCAGCCATCGGGCAAGCTTACTCGGCACGACCGAGGCGGCGGAGCTGAGACTCCAGCACGGTATACACGGTGTCGTGACCGGCATCGTCGAGCTGTCTCCACATGTCCAGACAGCGCGCTTCACGGTCGGTCAGCTCCACGCCGGGCAGTCCCAGCAGGAAATCTGCCGAAACGCCGAACAGCTTGCACAGATTGCGTATCATGTCGATGTTTGGGCGATTGTAGCCCAGTTCCCAGTTTGATACGTTGCTGGGATGCGACCCGATACGCGCGGCTACATCGGACTGGGACAGACAGGCTTTCTCGCGCAGATCCTTGAGGCGCTGCGCGAACGAATACTCAGTAAGCATTGGGCATCACTCCAATCATTTTTTACTATTATATCGCCGAAAAACGGCGATGTCAACTATCAACGCCGTAAAACAGCAACATAAGGAGGTATTTAACATGAGACACAACCACGACAAGCACTCCCGGAAGCAGCCCAGCATCTACGAGCGATACGACATCGTGTACACGCCCATGCCAGAGATAGGCGGCACGCGCATTATTATCGCTCACCCGCTCAAGACCATCTATGTCAACACAGCAGCCCGGGAATACGCCCACCTCAACCGCACGTTTGTGGATTTTGACAGTCTGCTGGATTTTATCGCCCGTTACGGCATAGAGCTGCCCTGACCGACCGTGTGCAGAGAGGAGGTGACGGTATGCTGACTTACAGACCAAAGCCTGATTACAAGAGCTTCAAAAAAGAGCCGCGCCACATGGACAAATACCCAGAGGTTATCAAGGCAGTGGATGTCTACAACGGCATCGTCTATATCAATCTGGATGCGCTGCCGGATGCAAATATCATTTGGTATCTCACGCCGTATCTGTTCAGCCCGGAGTTTGACGAGTAACAAAAAAAACCGCCCCTTTATGGGGCGGTGAAGATTCACAATCCGTCTGTATTGCGCTCAACATTATCGTCAGTCGGTAAATCACGATTTGTATATGGGAGCAGAGAGAGTACTGTATTATATGCCAAAATCCTGTCGTCCATATCATTGGGGGCGTAATAAATCAAAATACCGATTGGGGCGACGTACATAAGCACTAGTTTGTTGCCAGTAGGATCACTCCACATATTAAGAGTAAGCGTCCCTTCCTGCATCGATCTACTCTGACCGTAAAGCGTAGTCATGGTCATAAGCAAATCTGCATGTGCCTCGTACATATCATCGCAACCGTATATTTCGTACACGCCCATTATCAGTTGTGCTTTGTTGTAATCATAATCCAAACCGTTGCCGCCGAGATAGTATATGTAATACATGCTTGCCGTTGCCGAATAATCTGATACTGGCACGTTATAATAAGTGGTTTTTACACCACCACCAAACAAGCAGTCTTCTGTGGGTTCTGAGCTTACAACCATATTAGCCCAATTGTCGATGTTGACGTGTTTTTCTAGCGTCCCTTGATTTTCGGTCGCGCCTATTTCCTCCCGCATGGCTGGATCCACCTCGCTAAACGGCGCGTACCACGGAAAACCCCGGAACAGGATTTCGCGTGGTTCTTCTGCGCAGGCTGTTACACAACAACACAGCAGCAATATGATTGCTATTAACTTTTTCATCGTCTGATACCTCACTATATTATTTCCACTATTTTAACACAAGACAGCTTTTTACGCAACAAAAAAATAGCGCCCTTGCGAGCGCTATGAGGTTAGGATTTTCCACACTCTTCCAGCAGAGCCATAAAGCCTCTTGCAAGGCGTTTGCTTTCTTCGGAAAGTTGGTCGAATGTGATGGCGTAATCAATAGCTTCTTCGGACAGACTGTTGAAAACTACTTGGCGTCTATTCTTATCATCTTCAATTTCGAGAAGATAGTCACCCGTTACGTTCAACGCTCTGGCTATTTTGATAAGTTTGATTGCATCAGGTTCGCGGCTTCCACGTTCATATCCAGCTATTGTGGATTTATTGACGCCTATTGCATCACCCAGTTGCTGCTGCGTAAGCCCGGCATCAATTCGTGATTGCTTAATGCGATCACTAAGCGACATTCGGTATCACCTCCTCTGACACATATTATACAGAACGAGGTTTGCGTTGTCAATAAAAAAGTTTGCGAAATGCAAATTTTATAGCCCAAAACCCCTTGACAAGATTGCGATTCGAGAATATAATAAGGATACGAGGTTGCGAAACGAAAACATACAGAAGGAGTTGAAACGATGTATCCGAACCTCATGGGACAGAAAGCATATCATCATCTTAGCAACGATGATATGGGGCGCATCATTAACATAAGCCGTGAGGCATATGAGCAGAAAATGCGCAGCGGCAGATTTACTCCGGGCGAATGCCTCAAGTATTGCAAGTACTTCAACAAAAGCTTCGAATATCTTTTCGCTTTCAACGAAGATACTCATTAAGGGGGGGCAATCAAATGACATACGATGAAGCTTACAAGATTGCAAAAATGCACAGCGACCTTCCCGTGCTGATAACCGGGCCGCATGGCCCGACCGCCGACACAGTCTACGTGCAGATATTTCCGCAGCTGGCAGATAAGGCCAGCGGATTGCGAGTATAGGAGGATTACAATGTGTCAGTTTAAGAGCGCCATTTGCCTTAAGGACCGGGTTTTTGTCCCGGGTTATGACAGCCATAGCGCCATGCTGCAGGAGCTGGGCATACCCGATGATATGCGCCACGCTACAGAGACATTTGTCCGTGTTGAGTGCAGCCCCGCAGACGGCGATAAGACCAGCGACCCCATGGGCTGGCAGATCAAGGTGGATCAGGATATCCTGCCTGATTGGTTTATGCCGGAGATAGACTATCCGCGTATAAAGGAGGCTGTAAAAATGTGGTGCGATGTCCACGTGCTCCGTAACGGTAACCATACAGTCAAGGATGGCGTATGGATCGCCACCGGCAGCGCAACGGTCAAGGCATTCGACAGCGCGACGGTCGAAGCATCCGACAGCGCAACGGTCGTAGCATACGGCAGCGCGACGGTTGAGGCAGCCGGCGCCAGCGCGACGGTCAGGGCATACGGCAGCGCAACGGTCAAGGCATTCGCCGCAACGGTTGAGGCATACGGCAGCGCGACGGTCAAGGCATTCGACAGCGCAACGGTA